ATTCATACTATTTATTAACGTCTACCTGAATAACTTTATTTATTAATTATTGGTTATTAACAGGGACTGACATTTTTTATTTAAACTGGTAATGGCAAGTTAATCGCCGCAATAAGGCTTAATGGTGAATTCGATCGGCAGGACCAGCAGTGTCAACGTCGCACAAATGGCGAAATAATGGACCAATAGAATCTTGGCCAAGCACTGTAGAACTTAGTTCCTTGATGAACAGCTGTGTAAGGCTGTCATCCCAATCGTAAATTTTTGATATGGAATACTTTGTCTCAAAATTTGGTTCAGAATAAACCAACCTCATCTGCCATTCTTCACGTCGAATGGGATGTGCCTCAACATGTGAGGTGAGTTTGAGTAAATGGTCATAAATTGCTGCGAGTGGCTCAATGAATCTCGTAGTTTGCAAACCCAACACGGTGCCGCGAACTAAAACGGCTGGGTTGACCAATGGTGGACTGATAAAATATCCGAATTTACTTATCAGTTTACCAATTTTGGGACAAAAAGTATATGTATCTGCACATTTTACTAAGCGCATAGAGCAAAACTCAGCCGTAATATATGAAGTGCGGTAAAGAGCCTTAGCATCAAAACCTAAAAGCAACATATATTTGCGGAAGTCTATTTTACCCCACTTGCGTGGGTAATGCAGTAAATTGTCATCACCTTGAACCAACATTCTGATCTTGGTTATAACCACAGTGAAAGGCAATTTTGTAACCATACATAATATGAAAATATGCAACATTACATTCAATATGGAATTGAAGAGAGATGTAAACGGATCACCAGATGCTCGTTGTCCATCAACCTTATATTTAATACCATGCGGTGTTATACCTCGTTTGTCGATGTTGTCCTTAAATAATTGTAATACAAGCACAGGAGCACGCATTTTTTGTAAAAACCAATACTCGAGTTTGCACAATTGACGATGAATAGACGCATCAAATTTTCCAATATCATCTTCAACGATGTGTCCTAGAATTTCCATAAATTTTTGGGCACACTTATCGTTGGCAACTCCAGAAGTAAATATGATATTGGAATTTCCATTGAGATCTCGTTTGACATGGCGTTGCAATGACGCGATGTAAGGACCCATGATATTAATATATTGTGGTTCACCGCCTTGAATTACTCGCGGTGTTTTCTCCTTTTTCCTATTACCAACACGGTGATTAATATTCTCAACTTTCACGAATGTTTTCCGTTTTGTCCACTTATAGCACAATCTTGGATTAATTCTGTGATTTTCACTATATCCAACAGCATTCATTTCCGACTTAACTCTAACAAGAGTGCGTTTGACACCTGGCATCGCATTACTAGTGGCAATGTATTCATCGTGGGGAAGAGATTCAATCTTGGTGCGAAAGGTGTGAGGCAATAGGAGATGCAAATTTTTCTTGAAAAAACGGTCAAACCACCGTAAAAAGTCATTGTGTGGAACAGGTGTCTTGCAAAGCATCCTGTGAGTCAATGCCAGTTTCTCATTGATGTAATTTCCGGCATAATAGGTTGGTCTATAATAATTGTCTCCTATGCCAAACAAATACTGAACACTAGGAGAATCCTTAATCATTGAATAATCTTTAAATCTATTCTTGATTGTTCCACGCTCAGGAAGTAGTGGCTTAAGCTTGCTGACATCCGGAGGATATTTTTTGTAACCATCAAAAATGTGTTGCTTACGGGTTAAACCACTCCATATTGATGAAAGGAATGAACCACATGAAATATTTCCTTGTGTAAAAGATGCAAATAAATTAAATGATGAGTGTAACAAAATGCGTGGTAGCAGTGATGAAAATCTATTACGCTTGGCCAATAAGCAACAGATCGAATGCATGGCAGCTGCAGGTGCATAATTTTTAGTGCTGCCAGTCAACCAAGCAACAGTAACCTCGAACCCAATTAACATCCCTGTGATAAGTTCTGGATTAATAGTTCTAATTAACTCTTCAACAACCGGGCCAATGACAACATCGCGTAACAAGGTCGGAGGATCCACTATAGTAATGGCCATATTGGGTGAATAAAGATGATGCTGAACCACGCTGCAACTGCCAGATACTGATTCGCTAATTCGTGAAAATAAATTCTTCGGATTAATATATGAAT